AGAGATCACTACCAGGAGAAGCTGGCCGAGTTCGCCGGGGACCACAACGCGCCCCGCGAGGACGAGAACGCCGAGAAGACCGGCAAGGGCCGTCGCCCCGGTGGATCGGGTCTGGAGAAGGACGACAAGGCGCACAAGGCGACCAAGCGTCCGTCCGGTTCCGGCCAGGCCACCGAGGACCCCCAGCCCGACGAGGGCGCTGACCGCGAGCCTGGTCCCGCCAAGGGTTCGGCCAAGCCCAAGGCTGCCACCGGTGACACCAAGGTCGTCAAGGACGTCGAGGTCAAGGACGAGCCGAAGCTCGACCGGGAGTAACCCGTGCAGGCCCCCAATGATTTGAGGGCGCGGGGTCTACAGCTCTGGGACGAGGTGTCCGAGGCTGTCGATTTGGACGCCTCGGGCCTCGCCTTGCTTGCCGAAGCAGGGCGGATTCTTGACCGCCTGGACCGGCTCTCTGACGCCCTCAATGGGCAGGGCCGGGACTGGTTGAAGCTGGCCGATGACATCGAAGACATCGGTCGGGGCAAGATCGCCGTGAAAGTCGTTGTGGATGGGCTTCTTTCAGAGGCCCGTCAGCAGCAATTGGCGTTCAAGACGATCATGGCGCAGTTGGGACTGGCCAAGGCCACCGAGAAGCGCAGTGGGCAGAAGACCGCCCTCCAGATGTGGATGGAGAGCCGTGGCACCGGAGCCTGACGATCCGAAACCCAATACCCGCAAACAGTTCTCGTTGGACGGGTGGGAGAGCCACGACCTCCAGGCACCACGTATCGGTGCCCAGCGGCCCATCCACAACATCGTGCCCCTGCACTTCTCCTCCATGGGCGACGATGCGGTGCAGTTCCTGGACCTCACCGGCACGCACTTGGACGAATGGCAGCAATACGTACTGAAGCAGTCGCTGAACCTGAATAAGAAGGGGAAGTATGCGGCGGTGGAGGTGGGACTACTGGTCCCGCGCCAACAGGGAAAGACGGTCATCGCTGAAGCGCGGGAACTCGTCGGCCTGTTCCTCCTCGGAGAGTCCCTCATCATTCATTCAGCACAGCTGTTCCCCACTGCACGAGAGAGTTACCTACGTCAGTGTGCACGTATCCGGCAGTCCGATGACCTCTTCGACATGGTGCTCAAAATGCGGTCGGGTAACGACAACGTGGGAATTGAGCTGAAGAACGGTTCTCGTCTGCTTTACCAGGCTCGTGGTAACGATCCTGGCCGTGGCTTCTCGGCAGACCTACTGGTCTACGACGAGGCGTATGGACTAACCCCCGAAGTGATTGCCGCGAGCATGTCGACCCTATCTGCCCGCGAGAATCCGCAAATCTGGTATTGCAGCTCCACCGGAAAAGAAGACTCCGAAGTGCTGCTCCAGGTGCGTGAGCGCGGATTGGCACGCGCTCCTCGGGTGGCCCTCTTTGAGTGGTGTGCCGAAAGTGGTTGTGACCCACACGATGTGGATCAGTGGTACATCGCCAACCCGGCCCTGGGTATCCGTCTTGATGAGGACTTCATCGAAACAGAGGGCAACGCCATGCAGTGGGGCAAGACCTTTGCCCGCGAGCGGTTGGGGCTGTGGGCCGACAACTCCGTGCGTGACGTCATCTCCATTGACGACTGGCGAAAGTGCGGTAACGAGGACTCTTCCATCATCGGGGACGAAATCTTCGTCTCGGTGGACGTCTCCCCGTTCCGCGACCACGCTTCGGTGGCGGTTTGCGGGCTGGCGGGCACAGGCCACCGTCAGGTCGAGGTGATCGAAACAGGCCAGGGCACCGGCTGGCTGGTGGACTACATGCGGAAACTCATGATGAGTAGCAACATCCCCACCAAGGTGGTGATCCAGGGCGGTGGAACCCCCGGCTCCTTCATCGCGCCCCTGATGGAATTGGGCTGCGACATGACGGTATTGGGACAAGCCGACGTGGCCAAGGCCACCGGTGAGTTCTACGACGCGGTGATGAACAAGCACCTGGTGCACCTGAACGATCCGATCATCGAAAAGTCCTTGGAGAACGCCACCCGGTATAACATCGGGTCCAAGGAGGGTGGTGAGGAATCCCCCGCCTGGGGATTCGCCCGCAAGGACACCGCAGGCAACGACATCACTCCAATTGTGGCCTGCTGCTACGCATTCTACGGAATGAGTAAGTACCATGCCGAGCTGGCGCAGGAGGAAGCCCCCCATCACGCGGGGACGCGACTCGGCGGAAGGATTTGGTAAGTGCCCGACGTACTCGTACCACCACCCTTTGGGGGGATGGACCCCCAGTCCAATGTGGACAGCCCCAATACCGAGGCGGGCAAGGCCCTAGAGGAATACATCTCCGACGTCGTGTACCCGGTGTGGACGCGGGAGACCGACCGGCTCAAGGAGATTGGCCGGTGGATGTCGGGCCAGCAGCCCTACTGCTCGCGGGCTGCACACCGGGAAGTTGAGAAGCGGGCACTGCTGGAACTGTCCCGCTCCCCATGGCTGGGTCTGGCGGTCTCCATCTACGCCCAGGCCATGTATGTGGATGGCTACCGGTCCCCGAAGGAGAAGGAGAACGCCTCCCCGTGGGACATCTGGACGGAGAACAACTTCGCCGCCCACCAGATCGGGATACACCGGGCCGCAATCGGATACGGTTACTCCTATGCCCGAGTACTACCTGGGCAGAACTACAAGGGCGCGGACACCGCCATCCTGCGTGGGGTCAGTCCGACCCGGATGTACGCGATGTTCGATGACCCCATCGGTGATGAGTTCCCGGAGTACGCACTGGAGTTCATGCCGGATAACCAACATTGGCGCTGGTATACCGAGGATGTGTTCCATGTCTTCAAAAACCCCGAGGTGGGCGGCAAGTTCAAGTACGTGGAAACGGTCGAGCACAACATCGGAGTGTGCCCCGTGGTCCGATACGTCAATCAGATGGACCTTGATGGGCGCTGTGTGGGCGACGTTGAGCCGGTGGTGGCGGTCGCTGCACGCATCGACAAAACCGACTTCGACCGACTTCTCGTGCAACACTACAACTCCTGGAAAGTCCGCTGGGCCACCGGCCTAGAGCAGGCCGACTCCGACCGGGACGTGGACGCCGACAAGCGCAAGCTGGCCCAGGACGACATCCTGGTGTCCTCTGACCCACTGGTGAAGTTCGGCTCGCTGCCCGAGACCGACATGGCACCGTTCATCGCGGCCCATGAGTCCGACGTCGAGTCCCTGGCGTCCATGCAGCAGTTGCCCTCTCACCTTTTCACCGGAAAGGTCATCAATGTCTCGGCTGAAGCATTGGCTGCCTCTCGCGCTCAAACGACTCAGAAGCTCATGGAGAAGCAGACGTCGATGGGTGTATCTCATGCCCGGTTGCTGCGGCTTGCAGGTGCGGTCGCAGGTGATTCCGCAGCTGCGGGTGACTTTGCTGCCCGAGTGTCCTGGCAGGACGTCGAGGTTAGAAGCCTCGCGCAGGCAGCTGATGCCTACGGCAAGATAGCCCAACAGCTGGGTGTGCCGAAACAGGCCCTCTGGCGGCTCATTCCGGGCGTCGACCCGTGGATGGTCGAGGAGTGGGTGGACATGGCGATGGACAACGACCCCCTCACCAAGTACCTCCGCGAGGAGTTCGGCCAGACCCCCGGTGCTGCCGGTGGTGGCAGTGGGTATGCCGCAGATGCCTCCCGTGCCAACCGATCCGGTCGGCCCCGCGCAGACGGAACGTCTCCACCGACACAGTGATAGGGGGTAGCCATGGACGCGGTGCAACTTGTGCAGATGCACCACGAGGAACAGAAGCTCATCGCCCGAAACACCGTCGCAGAGTTGCGGTTGCCCTGGACCCTCCTGGACTTTCACGATCTTCAGGGCAGCACCGGTGATTGGCTGAAGGCCGCTCGTCCCATCGTGGAGAAGGGATACCTGGTATCCCAGTATGTGGCAGCCGAATTCGCCCGTACCTACCGCAGGGCACTGGTGTCTGATGACTGGGAGCCACCGAGGCTGCCCAACCCGCTGGGGGTGTTCACCCCGGCCCAGGCCCCACGCGACATCCAACTACGCATCATGGTCTCCCTCAAGGTGACCGGGCCGGTGCACGTCGGACACATCATGCCGATGCACGAGAACGAGGCGATGGAAGCGGGCTTCTCCAAGAGCACCGGGGCCGCAACACGTCTGGTCCTCAATGGCGGCAGGGGTTATATCCGCACCCTGGCCGACGCCGACTCCGAAGCGATGGGCGTGGTGGGGGTGGCCGATGAAACGTCATGTGACAGTTGTCAATTCCTGACCAACCCGATCTTCAAACACCATGGTGGGCGGCGGATGGACGCCGTGGCGGTGGGTCACGACTACTGCAAATGCAGCGCCCATCTGCTTTATTAGATGCACTATATGTTATTATTAGCTTGAGACTTGACGGCGATTATGCCGGATAGGGTTTACACACACCCATAAGTGTGGTCTATAGGAATCAAATGCCTGACGAAGTACAGGAACAGGACCTTGTCCCGTTCCCCGTAAACAGTGGCGACTCAGCCGAATCCGAAGTGGTGGAAGACACCCCAGAGGACGGTGCCTCAGCAGAGGCCAAAGAAGAGAAGATGGTTTCTCAGGCTGAGCTGGATCGTATTCTCCAGAAGCGTCTGAAGCGGCAAGAGGAAACCCTCTCCAAGAAGTATGCCGACTACGAGCAGCTGAAAGAGGATGCGGATCAATTCCGCAAACTTCAGGATGAGAAGTCCACCGACTCAGAGCGGTGGGAGCGTGAGAAGAACGGCCTCATGGCTTCCCTCCAGGAGAAGGAAACAGAACTCACCAAGCTCCAGCGTGCAGCCCTCGTGACCGACCTTGCCACGGAAAAGGGCCTGCCGAAGAGCTTCTGGAAGAGGGTGTCCGGAGATTCCCCAGAGGAAATCGAAGAGGACATCAATTCCATCATTGACGACTTGGGAATCACCAAGGACACTGGCAAGGAAACGCCTTCAAAGAAGCCCGCCAAGCGGACTGTGTATGGCGGCGGTGGCGAGAATGAGACCCCTGATCCGGACATTGAGCAACTCGTGTCCAAGATTCCTCGCGGACCCCAATTCCGAATTGACAAACCCCGCACCTATAAGTAAGGAATAACTTACAACCATGGCTCATGTTTTCATTAAGCCTACGGTTGTGGTAGATACTGCAATCAAGCTATTGCAGCGAGAAATCGTTCTGCCACAGCTCGTCTGGCTGAATGGCATCGGGGACTTTGCCGGGAAATACCAGGATACTATCACCATCCGCGTCCCGGCTCGTACCGTTGCCCACCGCCGTACCCTTCGTGGTGTCGGTGCAGCCCGTAACCTCGTGACTGAGGACCTGACCGAGAATGCAATCCCGGTCACCCTCGACCACGATGTCTACCACGCTGTCGCCCTCACCGATGAAGAGCTGACGCTCGACATCAACGATTTCGCTGGTCAGGTCTTGAACCGCCAAATCCGTGCAGTAGCAGAGGATTTGGAGAACGGTCTCGCCGCCACGATTGAGGGTGCTGACTACTCCACCAACTCCATGAGCGTCTCGGCGACCGCAGATGGCATGTGGGACGCCATCGTTGATGCCCGCCGTAAGCTCAACGACGCCTACATCGACCGTAATGGCCGCGTGCTTGTTGTCGGGTCCGCAGTGGAAGCTGCGTTCCTGAAGGACGACACGTTCCACCGTTACGACTCCACGGGTGATTCGCCGAACTCGGCACTGCGTGACGCCACCATCGGACAGGTCGCTGGCCTGAACGTGATCGTGTCGGACGCACTGCTTCCCGGTGACGCGTATCTCTTCCATCCCACGGCGTTCATCATGGCGACACGTCCCCCGGCTGCCCCCAAGGGTGCGAGCTTCACGTCCTCGGCTTCGGCTGCGGGACTTGCACTTCGGTGGCTGATGGACTACGACTACGCTTCCACCACTGACCGCTCGCTGGTCGACACCTTCGTCGGCTACCAGAGTGTGGTCGACCCGGTGGACGGCTTCGTCCGTGCCGTGAAGATTCGCCTGACGTCGACAGGATCGACTGTGTCCGTTGATGGAGCGGGTGACCAGACCGTCACCGCCGCTGCTGGTGCAGACCACACCGTTCAGCTGAAGGTCCTCTCCTCTTGGGGTGAGGATGTCACCAACCGTGCCACCTGGGCGTCCTCGGATGCCACCAAGGCCACGGTCGGTAACACGGCGACGAGTTCCGGCCCGCCCCCCGTGGTTGGTAACAAGGGTCTGGTTACCGGTGTTGCTGCCGGTACGACCAACGTTACCGCCGCGTTCGACGGACAGACCTCGGCCAACTTCACCATCACCGTTTCGTAATCGGAGGGATTCCTTATGGCAGTCCCCAAGGGTGCTGCGACCTATAAGGTTCGCGCCGCCATCGACAACAAGCACGAGTGGGTGGCAGCCCCAGCTACAGCGAGTTCGACCGGTACTGCCGGTCAGATCGCCTACGCATCCGGCTTCATCTATGTCTGCACGGCCACGGATACGTGGAAGCGTGTAGCGATTGCGACCTGGTAATCGTTTATGGCTCTTACTGATCCGCTGGTCGAGACCGACGACCTAGCCACATATATGCGGACCACCTTCACCGGTACCGCAGAGGAACAGGCTGACCTGATCCTACGAGTGGTGTCGGCTTGGGCACGAACAGTGGGCGGTAAGAACTGGAACAATACCGATCTGTTACCACCCGACGATGTGGTCGGGGTTGTACTGAGTGCCTCTCGCAGGGAACTGGTCAACCCCGACCGCATCATCACCGAAAGCATGGGACCACTGTCGGTCACCCGTGCAAGACCACCTGACGGGTTCTTCACCGCAGGCGAGCTGGCGATCCTGGCACGCAAGTCCGGTGGGGGGCTGTACACCATCAGCACCCGCAGGGAAGAAGAGAGTTGGGGTGTGGGTTATCTTCATATGCGAGAAGACCTCTCGGATGAAGCCTTCCCGTATCTCAACTATGGCGAGCCAGGCTGGGAAGACACGATTCACCTCTAATGAAAATTCTCGGTGGTGTCACAGTTGAAGTGTGGCGGGCACCAGTTGCCCGTGACCGCTTCGGTGATGTCGAGAGAGTCCTCATTGGAACCATCGAACACTGTGTATTCCAATGGGCCTCGGCAGCATCGGTAGGTCTGCGATGGAAGGCCAACACCTCGTTCCGGGAGACCTCGGAACTGGGTGCTGTGCTGTTCGCCCCCCGCGACCATCCCATCCAGATCAGCGGACGGGACCGGCTCAAGATGCAGGGCACCACCTACCAGGTGATCGGCCAGAAGGCTTGGGACGAAACCAATCCCGCGACCGGGTATGACTTCGGTCACTACATGGTCCAGCTTGAGGCGGTGGAGTGATGGCTAGATACAGCAAGCCCGATCAGCTCAGCCGCGTCAGCATCCCCACCCCGAACCCCGGTCTTGCCCGCTGGTTGAACAGCTCCGCAGCCCGTGCGGTGGTGGAGAAGCATACCGCCGAAGTTTTCGCGGTGTACGAGGCTTTACTTCCGGTTCGGCAGACCCGCCTGAGCCGCAACCCCCCACCGGGGCACCTCAAGCGCAGTGCATACTACCGGGTGGGGCGGGGCGGCTGGGGAGTCGGCGAGGCAGACCGCTGGTTCGGCTACATCGCCAACAGCGCCGATTACGCTGCTATCATTGAATATGGTAGTGCCAAAAGGGGAATCGCCGGTCGCCACGATCTGCAACGGGCGCTGGGGCGAGCCGCCGTCTCTGACATCGGCCTTCACCTGTTGGCCGGTGGTGGTGTTCGCCAGCCCGCTGGCAAGACCGCATCGGGGCATGTCCTCAAGGGTGGCGATATCCGTATCCGGCGCGATAAGCCGGATACCCGCACCGGCAAGGAACGAAGTGCCGCGTTGGTCAAGGCCCGACGCGAGGCCAAGCGCAACGACCGCAGAGAGGTCAGCCGAAACTCCAGGGCACTGCGCAAGTGGTTCAAGGAGTTCCACGCGGCACGCAAGAGAGACTCCAGAGGGCCAAAGCCAGAGCCGCTCAAGGCAAGTGAGAGCAGGCCGATCACCAACAAGGAGATTGACCGCCGCGTTGAGGCATCCAGGCAGATGCGGGCACTGGGTGGTCCCGACCGCTTTGAGAAGCGGCGCGGAAAGGCCAAGCCACCGAAGGTGGACAAGAAGCCCAAGAGGGGTACTGAACGGGGCACCCAGGCACAGCGAGACTTCTTCATGGGTAACAAGATGGGGCAGTTCAAAGGCCCTAACTCGGAGGAGCGGAAGGCCAAGCGCAAGGCTGAGTATGAGAGGCGCAAGGCCGAGGGCAAGATCAAGCGCGGCGATGCCAAGGGTGAGAAGACGAGCAAGAAGGCTGTCAAGGAGGCCCGGATGGGCCTTAAGACGAACGACAAAGAGTTTGAAGGTGTTCCGCGTGAGCACCTGGAGTCCACCTGGAAGCGGCTGGAAGAGGCGCACAAGAAGCCCAAGGGTGATGGAACCGACAGGTACACACCGTCGTTGCCCGAGATTCAGCTGTTGAAGCGGTACCGAGAGGACCAGCGGCGGCGGGATCAGAAGGACCGAGAAAAGAAGGGTCGGGAGGATGGCTGATGCTCGACCTCCCCGACTGGTACGACACGGACAACCCGACTTACGAAGACATAGAGGCGATAGTCTGCGACCTGTTCGAATGGATTGCACCAGAGATAACTACGGTGACCTGGCTTCCGGACGACTGGTACGAAGCGCCTTACCCGATTTTGGTCGTCCACCGTGCGGCAGGGCGCACAGACGGCGATTTCCCGCACGATTACGCCACCGTGCAGGTAGCAGCTCAGGCAAGGACACGGCAGGAAGCGTGGGAACTCCTCACCTTCGTGCGAGTGATCATGCAGGGCGTTTCAGGCGGTTTTATGGTCCCTCGCTCCTTCTTCAAAGAAAACGGCGAGAGGGTACGTACACAGGTGATGTCTGTGGAGGAATGGGCTGGTCCCATTCAAGGTGCTGACGACTTTGTCGATGACAGGCGAGTCACCGCCAACTATCGCGTGCTGGTGCGCGAAAACCGGTTCAGGTCCCCGGATTACTACCGCCAGATCATGCAAAACCTCCCATACTAAGGAAGCACTCTTCAATGGCTGATTTCGAAACCATTAGGGATGCGAGGAACGAACTCGTTCTTGCCGACCTTCACCTGGCGGTGCTCTTCGCTCCCATGTCCACCACCCCGTTGGAGACACTAGAGTCCGCCACCGGCGACATCGTGTCTCTGACCGGCTACCGGTCGGCGGGCCTTATGGAAAAGTCCGCTGGCGTATCTATCACCAACGACAACGAGTCTGCGGACATCGAGTCCTATGGTGACGCCGAACCCGTCCGTACCATCATCAACAAGCGCACCACGCAGTTCCAGGCGACCTTCCTGGAGACCAATATCACCACCCTTGAGAAGTACTGGGGCACTTCGTTCTCCAACGTCGTCCCCTCCACTTACGGTGGTGTGGTTCTGGAAGCTCCTGCGCTGCCGAAGAATGTGTACTACCGTTGCATTCTTCTCGGCCAGGACGACGTTGACGACGCCCCGCTGTACACCTACTGGCTTCTGCCACGGGTCAAGCTGGAGTCGGTCGACAACCAGGAACTGCGCGACGACGGTGCCATCACCTACTCCATGACCTTCCAGGCTTTCCGTGACTCCACGGTCGGCTTCTCGGTGGCTCAGGGATGGTGTGGCCCAGGCTGGAGCCACCTCGTGTCTCGTGCCGGATTCGTCACGGCCCCAACGGGTTCGCTCACCGTTACCGCTGCTGGAGCAGCCGACCTCTCGGTCACCGCTGCCCCCGGTGCGGATCACACTGTGCAGCTGGTGGTTACCGGCAACAACGGCATCAACTACACATCGCTGTGCTCCTACACCAGTGCCGATCCCACGAAGGCCACCGTGTCTTCGACGGGTCTGGTCACCGGTGTTGCGACCACCGGCACCACCATCAACGTGTCGTACCTGCCCGCAGGCACGGCCACGCCACTCACGGGTACCGCGACGATCACGGTCACCTAAACGCTGACGGGCGGGGGGCTTCGGTCCCCCGTCCCCAGCACTGATTGGGAGAGGAAGAAATATGGCCGCACCCAAGGCCGAAGTGAAGAAGAAGACGCTGTTTGAGCAGCTTCAGGAGGACGTGAAAGCCCCTGAGCCGCTGGTGGTCACAGACGACATCACGTTGTACTGCCCCACCAAGAAGCAGCTGGAGGAAAGCCAGAAGCAGACCTCCGAAGAGGACAGCAACCGGATTCTCATCGGTGAGCACTATGATGCGCTGCTGGCCCTGTTCGAAAACGAGCCGCCGCACCGGTGGGCTGAGTTCAACAAGATTTACCTAAACCATTTTTTCGACGTGACCCCAGAGTAGTTGAGTTAGTTGAACGATTCTGGGACGCCATTGAATGGGACTTCCAACACTACCTAGGTGTTAACGCCCTAGAGTACTTCCAGGAGAAGCCTTTACGGACCTGGGAGCAATTTCTTCGATTCTACGACAGACTAGCATCGCTAGAGGGGTCGGCTGTTTTCGAGGCACAGCTTCTCGACCCTGATGTGATCGAAGAAATGGCATCCATGAAAAACATGCCACGGCCTCAACCTCCCCGCCTGTGGGGCTGGACCAAAGAGTACTCAGCCCTGCGCGATCTTCTCGACCAGAACATCGCGTCTCGTGGCGGAAAGAAATTCGCACCGCGCCCGAAAGTGCCTGGTATGGAGCTGCGTTGGCAGCGGAAGGATACCAAGCTGCACGACACTGTGGCACGGCTACTGGCTGACGACTAAGGGATACGTATGGCAACCGTTGGCTCCGGTGAAATCAAGATTGGACCGGACCTCTCGGGCATGGCCGGGAAGATTCGCTCGGGCATGGCCCGCATCCGAGTCTCTAAAGAAATCCCGATCAAGCCCGACTTCACCGTCGCCAATGCACAGATCAGAGCGTGGAGTAACCGCCCCCGGCAGGACATCGTCATCGGGGTGCGGGCAGATGACCGAGAACTGCGGCGTTTCGAGCAGCGGTTCAGTCGTGTCGAGCACGTCTACAAACAGTCCGATCTTCGTCGCGGCATCCGCATCAATGTTCAGGTGGCGGGTGCCGCTTCTCTGCCTGCCCTGGCATCGGGCGCACTGAGTGCTGCCACCGCACTGACGGCCCTGGGCCAGTCGGCATTACTACTACCGGGCATCCTCTCCGGTGCCCTGGCCGTTGTCGGCACCCTGGCGACCGGCCTCTCCGGGCTGGGTGCCGCGTTCCAGGCGGCGGGTACGGCCACCAAGGGCGCTGCCGGTAAGTCGGACGAGTACACCAAGTCAGTCCGAGATATGGAGAAGGCCCAGCGGGACGTCTCCAAGGCCATCAAGGACGCTCGCCGGGACATCGAAGACCAGGGCGATGCGCTTCGTGGTACCTACCTGGACCAAGAGCAAGCCCAGATCAATCTGGCGAAAGCCCGTGAGGCACTTCTCAGTCCGTCCGAGAACTACACCGACTACCGCCAGAAACTTCTCGACGTCCGCAAGGCGCAGGCTGAGGTAGCTTCGACCGCCAAGGAGAGCGGTCGGACGATTGCGGACGCCTACGACACCTTGAGTAAGGGTGTGGGCAAGGCCGATTCCGTCACGGATGCCATCAGTAGCCTGACGAGTGCCATCGACACCATGAACGAGGCCCAGAAGAAGGCCGCTGGCTCCTCGGATGTGTTCGAAGCGGCGATGGCCAAGCTCGCGCCTGCCGCGCAGGATTTCGTCAACAAGATGCTCACCCTCAAGGACGCGGCTCTCGGCTTCCGCAATGCCGTCTCGCAGAATCTCCTTGCGGGCCTTGCCGATTCGATCATCGACCTGTCCAATCGCCGGATGCCACAACTGCAAGCATCCATGCAGAACATGGCGTCCTCCCTGAACAGCATCTTCAAGGACGTGCTGGGCAACATCGGTAGTGAAGCCAACTTCGGGAACATCCAGAAGATTTTCGGCAATACCTCCAAAATGCTGGAGAACATGCGTCCGGGCTTCGACGCACTCGTGGACGGCTTCCTCAAGCTATCCGAAGTAGGCTCCAGATTCCTCCCACGCCTCGGTGACGCCTTCACCGACATGATGGAGCGGTTTGAGCGTTTCGTCGCCAGAGCGGACGCTGACGGCTCGCTGGAGGGGTGGATCAACCGGGGGCTGCACGTCATTGGTCGCCTCGGCGATGCCATCATGGACATCGGGTCGATCCTCAACTCGGTCACCGACGCCTACGCGGAAGCCACTGGCAACATCGGTGGCTTGGCCGACACCGTTGGGGATGGGCTGGACAAGCTCGCCTCATACCTGAAGTCCGACCGGGGCAAGGGCGCACTGGTCGACTACCTCAAGCAGGCCCACCAGTTCATGGACGCCATCGGCGATGCCATGCCGGGGATTATCGACGGCTTCCAGGCGTTCGGCCAGGCCGCTCGTGACTACGCCGCGATCTTCTTCCCGATCTTCGGTGCCATCGGTAAAATCCTCAAGGACCACACCGCCCTGGCGACCGGCCTGTTCGGGGCCTATCTGGCGTTCCGCACCCTTAAGCCGGTGTGGAACGGGCTGCATAAGGCGTGGGAAGCCACCAACAAGCAGGCGACCAAGTACAAGACCAATCTCGCCAACATCGCCCAGTACGAGGAGAAGGCGCTGGGCCACCGGCAGATGGCCTTCGTGTCCGGTGCTGAGGCCAGCCACTGGAAGCAGCAGATCACCGACCAGACCAACGCCTATCGCCAGTCGATGGGTATGCAGGTCCTGGCCGACGACAAGGCCAAGGCATCCGCCCAGGCACTGAAGAACGTCCGGGTCGAGCAGTGGCTGGCGACCGAAAAGGCTTACAACCAAGCGGCCAAGCAGGCCGACCGGGTCAACAACGCCATCACCGGCAACAAGGCCAGCTCCTATATCAAGGGTCAGATGACGACCCTGACCGGCCTGGCGAACACCTACGCGGAGACCCAGACTCGGGCGATCAACACCATCACCCAGGCCGAGAAGGCCCGTGTCACGGCCTCTACCCAGGCGAAGACCTCAGACGCCACCGTCAAGTCCTCGCGTGAGGCACTGAACGAGGCCAACAGGAACTACACCGCATCGCTACAGACCGCCACCAACCACACCAGGCTGGCGGATGCAGCGGCCAAGCAGGCGGGTGGCCCCTCCGGTGGGCTGGCCAAGATGAGGGGCATGATCGGCACCGGCATCGGTAGGGCCGCAACCGGAATCATCGGTGCGGTGGGCAATTTGGTGGCCTCGTTGGGTACCAGTGCTGCGGTGGGCACCGCCATCTACGCCATGATGAAGTGGTCCGAGATAAATGGTCGGGCCGCTGACGAGGTGGACCGGCACCGTGAGGCCGTCGACAATCTCGCCGGGTCGCTGTCCGAAAACACCGGCGCGGTAACCGAAGCCACCACCAGCCAGGTCATCAAGGACCTGCAACACGCCACCAATAGGGCGACTGGTGAGAACTACGGCGATGTGTTGGCGGGGCAGAACGTCGACCCGCACCAATTGGCCCAGGCCATCGCGTCCGGTGATCGCGGCAAGGTCTCCGAACTCCTTGCTCCGCAACGGCAGAAGGTCTCCGACTACTTCCAGGGCGGTCCGGGCAAGGACATCCTGAGCAGGCACCCGGATGTCAGTCCGGACCTGATTGTCAGTGCCCTGGCGGGCGAGCCGGGTGCGGTCGATGAGTTCAAGAAGCGGGCCAGCCAGACCGAGTTCCGCCAGTTCCTGGACGAGATGCACCTGGTCACCGGTATCGACCTGGAGGACCTCCGCGATGTGCAGCACAAGCTGCCCAGCGATGTCCGCGACCCGTTGGAGCTTCTCCAGACCGCCAACGACAAGCTGAACCTGCTGCCACAAGCCCAGCAGCAGAAGCAGGCTGAGATTTACGGCTCCTACGGCCCCGCCACCCTGAATCCCAAGGGGCGAAGCGTCTTCGGGCCGGGGTCGGATGTCAGTGCGGGCGCGGGCCAGACCGCCACCGTGGCCATCCCCACTGACTACCTCAACTCCCACCCCGAACTCCTCAAGGGGCTGGAGGAGAACGGGGCGCAACGCGGTGCCGACCGGGGCGACGGCAAGGTCGAGTTCACCCTACCCCGCGAGCGGGCCGCACAGTATGTGGACTTCAAGGCCCGTGGTGGCCCGGTGTGGGGCAAGGGAACTGCCACCTCGGACTCCATCCCGGCAATGCTGTCCAATGGCGAGTTCGTCATCAATGCCAAGAGCGCCAGGGTCATTGGCGGGCCGCAGCTGCACGCCCTGAACAACGCCGACAGAATGGCCGGTGGCGGGTTCATCCCTGGATTCCAGGGTGGCGGTGGATGGTTCGGCCCCAAGAAGCCGATACCGGTGCCCATCATCTCCACCTCCCCCGCTGCCATCCCCAGCCTACTTGCCCCACCCGCCCTGTTCCCTGCCGGTCTGTCGCCCACCCTGGCGATCAACAACCCCGGTGGTATACAGCCCGAGTTCCCCACTGTCGCTGGCACGTCACCGCAGTACCGTACTGACATCCCCGGCGTTGGTGGGGGTATTGGGGCCAGGCTTCCCGGTGGCGTCAAGAACATGCTGCTGGGCACACCGAGTCAAACGGGCACGCCATCCTCGCCCATTGACAAATTCGTCACCGCACCCGGTGCGGGTTCAAGCATCATGCCCGCCCTCACGAATGCGTCCAGGCCCCGGACGATACCCCAGGATCGCGCCATCCCTTCTGCGCACCCCACCGGCCTGGGTACCTATGCGGGTAAGGACCTGGGCTTCTCCTCGTCCGGTCTCTTCACCGGCCTAACGGGACTGCCGTACAACGTGCCCAAGCCCGCCACGGGACCTAGGCCCACCGCAGCGGCCAAGCCATACACCCAGGACCAACTCAACGTAGCCACAGCTATGGCTGCCAGGGGTCACGGGGACCAGATGCGGGCAGCCATAGCGAGTGGCTCCGAAGGCCCTGGGATGACGGCGGCGTTCAGGGAAGCCCTCGACATGGGCACTTCCACCGCCGCCCTACCCACTGAACACGTGCCCGGTGGTACCGCCACCGCCCACGTGCCCGGACCACCCCCGTCGAGTGGCACGGGTTCCCCCGGCCTGGTCCCCGGAACCCAGGTGGCCCTTAACGATCCGGCCCTTGCCAATCCCGCGTTGAGCGGCAGTCCCGCCGCCTCGGTGACCATCCCGACCCTCAACCAGCTTGCGGCCAACCCCACCGCCTTCATCCCCTCTGCACCTGGGTCCGTGTCGGACGCCCTGTCGCAGTTCGCCAATCTCTCTGACGCCCAAGGCTCTTACGAGTGGGGCGGGTTCAGCCCCACTCAGATGGACTGCTCCGGTCTGGCGGCTGCCTTCGCCAACATCGCCACCGGCCAGGACCCGTTCGCGGGCGGGCGATTCCACACCGGCAACGAGCTGGAGGAGCTGACCAAGCGCGGCTTCCAGCCCGGTGCGGGCGGGCCAGGCTCCATCACCATCGGCTGGGACTCCGGGCATACCGGTGTCACCCTGCCTGACGGTCGCAACATCGAAGCGATGGACGAGGCCAACGGTATCGTCCTGGGCGAGGGGTCAAAGGGCGCAAGCGGTTTCCCCAATGTCATGCACCTCCCGGTGGACGGCACCATGGCGGGGCCGAGCCTGGCCAACATCATGGGCCTCCCCGGCCTGCCCACCGGACCCCAGCAGCCGGGGTCGCCGGGTGGAAAGACGATGGCGGGGCCAAACGGCGAGACCATCTGGTGGAGTGGCACCGGGTCGGACTCCAAGTTGATGGGTCCTTACGGGGAGCTACCCGCCCAGCCGATGGACATCGCCAAGCAGGTCGGCCAGATCGCCATGCAGTTCGTCGGCGGCTTCTTCGGCCTGGACCTCTCCGGTATCTCCAATGTGATCAACAAGATCACCGGCGACCCGATGTTCGACAAGGACAAGACCTCCCTGTACGAGGGCAACGGAGACCTAGAGGCTTACGACAGTGGGCAGTACCCAGGCAACACCTACGGCGATCAAGAAGCTGCCGGGGTCGTCAAGGACCTGGTCGCCCAGGCGGCGACGGCCCAGGCCGCTGGTGACACCGAGACCGCGAAATCCCTTCTAGCCGAAGCGGCTAACGTCCAGAACCAGTCCGCGTCCTCCTCCTCACTGGCCGCCAACAGTGCCGGTGGCAGCGGTGGGGCCAAGGCCGCAGTCCGGAGGGCCTTCGACGCAGCCGGGTTCCCGCCGTCCGAGTGGCCCGCGCTGGAGAGGTTGGTCCAGAAGGAGAGTAGCTGGGACCCCGCGGCGGTCAACCCCGACTCCCATGCTTTCGGGCTGTTCCAGTTCCTGGGTCACGAGAACGACAAGTACGGTGCCCTAGGGGGTTACAGCAAGGACCCCGTCCAGCAGGCCATCGCGGGCATGACCTACATCAAGGACCGGTACGGGACTCCTTCCGCAGCACTGGCGTTCCACAACGCCAACAACTGGTACCGCAGGGGCGGGCACGTTTCCGGCCCCGGTGGTTCGACTGCCGACCGGATTCCGGCCATGCTCTCCGATGGCGAGTTCGTCATACGGTCCAAGGCTGCCAAGGCAATCGGGAAACCCGCACTGGATCAGATGAACCGCTTCGCCCTGGGCGGGATGGCCGGGATCGACTGGTTCAAGAAGACTCAGCCCCCCGGCCCCGGTCTGATCGGTGCGGGAGCCGCACCCCCACCCTCTGCGATGCCACCCCCGCAGGTCGGGGCACCCATGGTGGGACCGGCAGCCGCCCTACAGCCACCACCACCCGTACCCACCCCCACTGGCGCACCCCCACCGGCAGCCGGGACGGCACCGGCCAACCAGCTCGCGGTACCGGCATCCGGTCCCCTGGGTCCGGGTATGCAAAGCACTGCGGGACAAGCCCTTTCGGCAGCCGCTGCCAACCCCGGCCTACAGGCCCCGCCCACGCCCACCGACCAGGGCATCCCCGGCGCGGAAGCGCCAGTAGAGGATTCCCGTGGCGTCCTGGGTGGCATCGGCCCCATGCAGGGGTCCAGTCAGCATCTCCACCCCGCCGTCAAGAGCGGTATTGAGGGGGCGGCGTCCACCATCGGCTCCATCGCGTCCATGGCGGCGTCGATGGGACTCAACAGTGTTGCGCCGGGGGCCGGTTCGGCTGCGGGGGCGGGCATCCAGGCCGGTGCGCAGATGGCGGGGGAGGTCGTCTCCGGTATCGCCAACATCGCGGCGGCGGGACTGGTGGGTACCCTCACTGGTGGCACCACCGCCAATGGGTATGGCGCACCGGTCATTCCACAGCAAGCCCAGGGCGGGACGCCGGTGAACAACTTCATCGACAACAGCCAGATCACCGCCTACAACCCCTACGAGGCGGGCAGAGTGAAGGACCTTAGAGAGAATCAGCGACAACAGCGATACCTGAGTAGGTCACCGGTATGACGATCTGTTGCAGGTCGGAATGTGCTGAGCCGCGCTACCTTACGCACGCTTATTGCCTAGACCACAAGCGCGAGTACGGGCGGGGTTGGGCCAAGACTGAAAAGGGAAAGCGTAGCGGCACGGCGGGGTATGTCAAGAGAACCTTCGGAATAACACTGGAGGAATATGAGTCGCTGATTCAGGACTCGCCCTGTGCTATTTGCGGAGAGGTGCGGCCCCCGTTCGGGAACCGCTCAAGCATGTATCTGGACCATGATCACAAGACCGGCAGAGTGCGAGGAGTGCTGTGCCACCAATGCAATACCGGGATCGGTGTGTTTAAAGACAGCCCCGAATTACTAAGGGCCGCAATAGAGTACCTGGATGGTCCCAATGCCTGACCCCTATGACGGAATTTATGCGAATAAAATTGAAGTCTATGGTTGTGACGGCAGTTACTGGTACATCAGCGGCCCCGATATCCCACAGGAAGCGGGGGTAACTCTCAGCCCCTCGCTCACCGGGGCCATCGACGCCCCCGTCCGAACCCTCTGGCTGCCAGGCGCTTTCGGCGAAGAGAGCCAGGGGATGCGGTGGAAGCGCCGCGATGTGGTGTTCACTGTCCAGACGTTTGCGCAGGACCCGGAAACGTGGATGACAGTGGACTCGGAGTGGAGAGCGGCCTTTGACTATGTCAAAGAGACCACAATCGTCTACACCACATCGGCGGGGACGCGATGGATCAAGGTAAGACTACTGGAGGAGCCGAAGTCCTACGAAGGGGACACCGATAAGGGCAAGTCCCCGTTCCTGGTGTGCGATTCGGCCATTGTGATGACGGTGGCCTCGGAGCTGCCGTTCTATTTGGGCGAGACCGAGGTGTATGAGTGGGAACTGGGGGCCGGAACCTCTGCGGACTTCGCCATCGCCATCTCCAATGATGGCGACGTACCGGTTTTCCCCCGCTGGACCCTCACCGCGCCGGGTATATGGACTCTTCCCGACTTCTCCTGGGGCAGCGAGGAATACAGTAGGGCATTGCAGGACGCTGGAAGGACCGTAGAGCTACCAGGACTGCTTCTGAACGAAGGTGTGGTGGTTGACGCCGATCCTCGGCGACAGACGATCCTAGCGGCCAATATGAGTCCCGTCCAATCCCGCTGGAAGGGCCAGGACCTCCTCTACCCCATCGCCGCTGGGGCCAGGGGCAGTGTCCCGGTGTCCGTCCGCAACGCCACCGATGGAGCCGCCCTGCGGCTGGAGATTCCGAAATGGTACACCCGACCGTGGAGTAGGCCACTGCCGT